TACCAACCCATCCCTTGCTATCTGTAGCAAAGTTAGCAACAAAGAAATCAAGTATATCATTTTGTCCATATTGTTTGCTCAGTTTGTGAAAGAAGTACCTATCATTTCTTTTGGTAAATGTTTCAAGTTTACAGTTGACTTTTCCACCATATTGTATATAGTCATAATTTTTTGTGGTAAAATGTAATTTAACACCCAAATAAACTTTAAATACATCAAACCCTCCATACATAAATTAAATAGGCAATTGGCCACACTTCGGATACTTTAACATCCTCTTATTGGTTGCTTCTAATTTGATTTTTTCTTTTAATGATTTTGAAATAAGTTTTGATACTGTGCCTGGATCTATTTCGTTTTCTTCACAAAATAATAGCACGGCGTCCATATGAGAACACCTTTTTTCTTTGACTAGACTTTCAATTTTTAAACTAAATTCTTTACTGTTCATTTCACACCTTTCATAAATGGGGGTTACTACCACTAGCGTTCACCCCCATAGTTATAACCATTACCAATATAACATAATGGTCTTAAATTGTCAATGTTATTTTGGCGCTTCTGTTAAATCAAATGTATGAAATAATATACATCTTTCAGCGCCACTTGGTACATCAATAGTTGCTGATGTTTGAGTACCGTCTTCAGATATATAATAAGTTATCATATAAACTGGTTGGCCTTCTTTGACCATACCCTCTCTACCTAATGATATATTTTGTGGTTTAAGTTTATAGTGATTTAAATAATTATCTATATTTTCTTGTGTTCCACATAAAGCAGGAACTTGTTGAAAAAAGTAATTACCAAAATCTTTTTCGTGGTCAGCACTTGCTGTAAAAGCAAATAAACTGAACAATAAACCTAATATGATTTTTTTCATATGCCTCCTACGATAAAACGAGGCCACATTTTTGACTAACTTGCTTTTATTTTATCTTTGTTAAGTTCTTCATAATATTTATAAAAACCATCAATTGCTTTCATAAGGTCTTGTTCATAATCTTTCTTTTCCTTAATAAAACATTGAGAAGTACCATCTTCACTTGCCAATAAAATTACAATTTGTTCAATTGGTGTACCAAAAGTTTCTTCGTACATATGAGCATAGGCAGTTGTTTGCATAAAGTAATTGTCAATCCAACTTTCTTCTCTTTGTTTATTGGCTGTTTTAAAATCAATCACAGATAACTTACCATTGTATTCAGCAATACAATCTACTTGACCAGCAATAGTAAGTTTTTTACTATACATAATTGCCTCTAGTAAATGTATATTATCTACTTGATCTATGTAAGGTTTTAATAGTTTGAATAAACCTAATGGTAACACATCACGGATTGATGGTGTTTCATTCTTAATATATTGTTCAACTAACGTGTGAGTTGCTTTACCTCTACGTGAGGCTCTACCCATTTCCCATTGAGCAACCTTTTCACCAATACTATCACGCCATTTTTGTAGGCCTTCTTTTTTAAGTTGACCTAATACTGTCGTAACCGATGGATAGTTTTTACCGTCTATATTGTAAAATCTAAAACCATCTACTTTCATACCTTTGGTTTTAGGAAGTAGTGTCTTGTCTAAATCTATAAATTTAAATTCTTTTTTTGCCATAATATTTCACCTTCATTTATTGTATTACATAATATATCATAATATAGGTCGTTTGTCAATGTTTAAACGCCCTTTTTCATATACATATTATTAAGTTCGTCAGGCGTTCAGTATTCGTATGGTTCGTATTGAGTTTTACCAAACGTATTTCTAAAAGCTCTCAATAGTTGTTTTCTATTTCCCTCTTTTTTGTAAGATACGTGAATCCAACCACTATTTGGTTCATCTGGACCTTTCCAAAACTCCAATATCATTTGGTCATAATCTAAATTTTCGTTAATCCAAATTACCACTTCCTGATTGGAAATTCCAAAAAGCTCAAAATCAGCCGCCTGGCCTTTAGCGTGCTGTGAATTTTTGCTTGAGCCAATGGCTTCACACAATTCTTCGGATCTAAACCCGGAGCTCACAGTTACGACTTTACCAAAGTGATCTCGGACAGGTTGTAATACCTTTTCGCATAACAATTTTAAAGAGTTAATTTGATCCTCATTAGGATTATTGTTAATCCCTTTTCGGTCAGCCGTTTGACTGGCAACTAGCTCTTTAAGCGTAAAGTTTTTGCTTAATATCATTTAGTTTATCCTTTGCTTTAAGTTTTAACTTTTTGAGTTGTCTTAATTCCATCCAACTTGTAATTGATCTATCATTATTTCTAACTTGTTCAACTTCATTTACTTGTTTTTTTAGTTCTTTATGTTTTGCTTTCGCTATCATATTAACTCCTTGTCAGTTTTAAGATTTTCTCTATTTGTGCCTTAATGATTGGACCTCTATTAGGCCAATGTATGTAAGGCTCGTCACTTTTAGATAGATTATATAAAAAAGGTAATATAATCTTTTCTAAATCTTTGAATCTTTGTTGTGTTTCTTCGTCAGATATTTCTTTTGTAATTGTTTCTTTTTCTGCCACAATTTGCATTATTTCGTTCATCATTGATTTAATTGATGAAACATCATCTTTTACTTTTGCTATTTCTAAATTAGAATTTTCTATGACGCTAGGGTCAATTGTAGGTTGTGTATCTTCGGCGGGCTTTGAAACTGGTGTAATACCCCAATCTTCATTGAGGTCAAAACCTCGCATATAATCTGGTATATCGTCTGCCATTATTTTTTACCTTTTAATCTTTTTTTATGTTTTGCTAAAACATTTTCTGTTTGTGATTGTTTAATAGATTTTTTACCATATCTTTTTGCCAAGTTACTTTGTGGATGAGCTTCAGCAATTCTATTTAAATTTTCTTTCCACCCTCCATCAGTTTTACCCGTTCTTTCACCTGTGCTGGATACAATATTTATTCCTTTGATTACTTGTGTTATATGTGTATTCTTCTTCAAATACTCTTCCATATCAGCAATAGACATCATTTCGTCATATTCTTTATTAGTTTTCTTATTTAAAAAAGTATAAATGGGCATTATTGTTTAAAAGGATCTTTTGCTATAAAATACTTTTCTAACATTTCTAACTGGTCGTCATAATCTGCTATGATTTTTAATTCTTTCTCAATTGTTTCTACAACATCTGGATGTTCAGCAATACCATTTACTTTTTGTAATAGTATTTCTACATTTGCCTTATGTTTATCTATATGACCTGTAGCGTGTGATTTTAAAGCTTCTATTAATGCTTCTCTCATAATTCTAACTCCTTTATTTCTTCTTCAGTTAATTCAGATTCTTTTAATCCTTCTTTTAAGATTTGTATTTGTGGTCCTGTTATTGTTTCTGTGTAATCAAATTTTATCATACTATAGCACTCCATTCTTCATTTTGTTTTTTTCTTTTAAAACTACCTTTGCCTTTTTTAGGTTTAACTACCTTTGATTTATACTTCGGTGTTCTAACCTCTTTGGCCATAGGATTAGTTTTAAAAATCCTATTGTACTCTTCCTCGTACTTCTTATTAGTTATACGGCTTCTACCGTCCCATTTACCTGGCATTTCCAATACTCTTTTGATACCACTCTGGTATAACTGCTGGTGCTTTCCAAGTAGCAAATCTTTGTTTCTTCATAATATAATAGTTACGATAACTACCAACTACATCACCTGGTATTTTACATTCGTCTGGCATAGCAGGTGTAGGATCAGTAGCAATTTTATTTATCTTAGCATTTTTAGGTGGGTGTTTTAACAACTCACCAAGTTTTTGAATTGCTAAGTGGTCTTTTGTGTGATTATATCTTTTTTTGTATTCTTCATTTAAGGCCATCATATGTCTATACAACCACAAATAGTTATAAGCAGATTCAAATAACCATAATGTACTAGGGTGTTTTATCCAGCCTGCCTTGTATAACACGGCCTCCATATTTGAATTAGGATGTTTCCACCTTTTAATCTTTCTACCATTAGCTGTCTTATCATAGTATTCAGTACCGTCTAATACTCTATGACAAGTAGATAATAATTGAGCAGATTCTAAAATCATTTTTACCACGTGTTTGTCACACGACATCTCAGCTGCCTTTATAGGGTCTTTATGTAAATAAAAAATATTCATTAGTCAATCACCTTTCTAAAATATCCCATAGCATTATATTTTTCACTTAATTTTTTAAACACATTATACCAATATTCTTTTGACCAATTAGTTTCAGCCATTCTACACCTATTTTCGGCGTTTGTCAACCGTCTAATTTGATCTGAATTTAAATGTGATAATTGTGGTATTGTTCTATTTACATCTTCAATTGTCATCATAATATATAACCTCCGTATTCTTATAATATATCATATCTGGCCTAAATGTCAAGCCTATATGTTTCTGTCCTGCCTGTCATTTATTGACATTATTTCGTTTAATTTTACCTTAATTTCGTCTGGATTGTCACCTAAACCTTTGGTAATGTCTTGGTAACCCTTTAATTTCTGGTTTCTTTTCTCTAGTTTTTCAATCTTTTTCTTTAAAAAGTCTTTTTGATTCTCTTTTACCAATATCTTTTTCATACGCCATTGTCTTAAAGATATATTGGCCGCTATTAGTAGAAGTACAGCTAATGGGTCAAATACAAATATGAGTATTAATATGACAATACGAACCGATTTATCAAAATTGTCCTGAGCATTCTCACCATATATTAGTTCAGCTACATACTTTATAGGTCCTACTTCGGCCTCTATTTTATCTTGTTCTAAATTTAAGTTTGCCTTTTGATTTGTTAGTTCAGCAATCTTATCACTAGCCTTATTGATGGCATTATTTAATTCTGTTCTTTCTTCTTCTTGTTTCTTACGTTCTTTTAAACCTCTTGTAACAAATTCTTTCTCTATATAAACTTCTAACGCCTTGTCTAATTGATCTAGTGTTTTTTGTGATCTGTTTATAATCAATTGTTGTTGATTGATTTGATTGTCTAATAATTCTATTTTGATATTGTTACTTGATGTAGGTTTTACTTGGTCTAGGTGTGCCTTTGATAGAAACCCAAAAATACCCATTGATGTAATGAATATTAAAACTACTATGGCGCCAAAGAGATATGCTTTTAGTAAACGTGGTACATCACTATTCCAATTATTATATAACCAACTGGCAGCTACTAGTTTACCAACTTCTAGTGCTGAACCCATAGCAATAATAGGTATCACAGCGCCAGCAAACAATGTCGCTAGACCTATGATTGAATACCCAGCCGCTATAA